ACTGTCAAAGGTTTCATCGAGTATCAGCAGATTTGTTGCTGCACTATTCTTGAGTTTAGCGATTTGCCTCCAAGTAAACAGCAATGATAAATCAATCCTTTGTTTTTCACCTTCACTAAATGAGGCGTAGTTAAATGAATCACGATGGCGTGATCTGATGGTTTCATTGAAGTTTTCGTCCAAATGGAAAGCTACAAAGAAATCCAAAATCTGTAAATATTGATTAATTAACTTATTCATAACAGGTAAATATTGTTTGATTACTTTAGTTTTGATACCAGTATCTTTTAACATTTCTCCTATTACTTCATTATAAGTTCTTTCTTCTACATATTCTAATTTTTGTTCAGTTGATTTTTCTTTACCTTTTCTCATAGTGGATAACTCTTTTTTAGCTTTACCAGAGTCACCAGACTGTGAAGTGAGAGTGTTAATCTCTTTTTGAATTTTATCTATTTCCTTTTGTAAGAGAGCGATTTTATCATTGTTTGAATTTATTTTATGCTGTCTTTGTCTGAGTTCATTAAGATGGTTTGCGATAGTTCTGCCTTCTTGCTCAGTTGTTCTAATCTCTTTTCTAAGTCCTTGCATTTCCTCTTGAACATCAGAAGCTGAAATTTTAATTTTAGATATTTTATCATTCTTTATTTCCTCAGTTATCTCTTGGTCACATGTTGGACAGTTATCATTTTCCTCATAGAATCTAGCATCACCAACAAGAGATTTGATTTTATCATTTAGGTTTTTATCCAATGATTTGACCTCTGACATTTTCTCTACATGTTGTTTATGATTTCTTTCCTCTTCGGTAATCAATACAGATAGATTTTTACCTAATTCTTTTGACTCTATGAATATATTATCAATATCTTGCTTATGGCTTTTAATTGATTCTCTTTTACCTTCTATTTGGTCCTGGTTAAGAGCTTCTAGATTATTAATATATTTAGTTTGTGAATCAATTTTAGTATTTAATAAATCAATTTGATGGTTAATATCCATTAATTGGTCTTTGATTTTAACATTACGCTCTTTTAATAACTGATTCATTTTAGAGAATATATTAATATCCAATAAATCCTCTATGACTGCTCTTCTTGACCAAGCAGGTAATTGCATAAATGGAATAAAAGAACTACTTCCTAATACAACAACTTGGTGGAATGATTTATGATTGAGTTTTAAAATATTGGTTTCAAGGTATTTTTGGAAATCACGCATATTAGATGCTTGATTGGTCATATTACCATTCTGCCATATTTCAAATCTATTAGGCTTGATACCACGAACGATTTTAAAGTCTTGGTCACCAACAGTAAACTCTACTTCAACAACGGTTCGTTTACCATTGATAGAGTTAACCAATTGCATTTTACCAATATCGCGATGTGGTTTTCCAAAGAGACCAAATGATAATGCGTCAAGTAAAGTTGATTTACCTGCTCCATTTTGGCCTACGATGAGTGTACTTGGGGTCCTATCTAATTGTATTTCAATAGGGTCATTACCAGTGGACAGAAAGTTCTGCCACCTACATAATTTAAAATGTATCATACTACTTCTAGGTTCTGTGCCTCCGTATAAAGTTTTCGTAATTCAACTTTTAAGTGGTCTTTGTCCAAATCAGTTTCCACTGCATCGACATATGAATCTAGAAGGGTCGTAGTATCTTCAAGGGATATTTTCTCGTCATTTACGCTTTCTCCCAGATACTCTTCAAAAGATTCTGCAATCTTTAGTTCATATGTTTCAATACTTTGTAATCTATCCACAAATTGGTCGAACATATATAAGTCATTTTTATTTATAACAATTAGTTTAATGAACTTGCGTTCAAATTGTTTTACATCTATTTTACTATAATCGGTTGTGGTATCATCATATATTACCTTTTTAAACATAGTAATTGGATTTCGTACAGGTGTAATCTCTCTTGTTTCTGTGTCCAATACATGGAAATATTTTGGGTCATCTACATCAGCCCAAGTAAATTCCATTTGACAACCCAAATAGTGAATATTATCTCTACTGGATTTAGTATGGAAGTGACCAGATAAAACCATTTCGAACCTTGAAAATGCATCTGATGGGTCCATACCATGTGGATTTGGAATCCCAGCCATCATTTCAAAACCTTTTAATTCCAAATGTGCTCCAAGTATCGGTGCCTTACATTGTGCAATCCACTCCATATACTCTTTATAATTTTGATTATTAATCCATGGTACCACAGCAACATCTAATCCGTCATAATTCAGCACTGTTGGCTTCATAACGATATTTACATTAGTTGTGAAATACCCAAGCAACTCTTTGAGAGAACACAATTCATTTGTGTTTTTAAAATAAACATCGTGATTTCCGGGAATAATATCCATGGTAATACCAGCATCACGCATAGGCTCGAGAAAATGCTTACGATTAGCATTAAGTGCTTTAAAGTTAACGAATTTTCTGTGCTCATAGTAATCTCCTAAATGAAGTATTTGTGTTATATTATGTTCCTTTAAATATGGAAAAAATATTTCACTATAAAACCTTTCGTTATATTTTAAGAATATATCAGATGAGTTTCTGACGCCACAATGTGTATCATTAAGAATTGCTACTTTCACGGACTGCCCTCATTTGTTCTTTAATCATTTGCCTTTGTAATCTACCCAATCTTCTGGAAGCAACTTTGATTCTCTTTTCGTTTAGATTAAGTATTTTTCTTTTAGCTTTTCTTTTTAAACTTTTAACAAATCTACTTTTACTGAGTTTGATTTGTCTCCTTCTTTGTTTCTCACTTAAATGTTTCATGACATGAATAACTCCAATTTTTTAGCTTTCTTTTCTTTTTTGGCAAATTCTTTTATTGCCGTATCTTTTTGTCTCACGGTACTAATTCTTTGTCTGAGTGTATCAACATAAGCCATTGTTTGTTCAGCCCCTTCGTTATCCATACCCATTGCAACAAAGTCCTCAATACCCATTTTTTCTATGAATCTAAATTTAATGTCCTGTTGCTTCTTCTCCTTAGTAATCCTACGGATAAATGCAAAATAACATATTTGAGTAAAATACGAAAACGCGTTAGGTTTTCCTGTTCGTGTTGAGGCTTCGATATTATAATTACCTATTGCCCTTAAACAGTTTTCCACTGCGTCCATAACCATTTCTTCTCTATAAGTATATCGTACAAAGTTTGGTCGATGTGATAAACCTTCTGCGATTCTTATAAAACATTTAGCTATATAATCGTCTACTGTAGGTGGTTTTTTATCTTTTGCTTTTGCTTTTTGTGCCCGGACTGCATAATCCATAACGGCTTCTGAAAAGTCTCTATTATTCACATAATGTGGTTTTGCTTTAGCTTTTGCTGACATTGTTTTATTTCTCCATAATGTTATATTATATCATACTTTCAATCATTTGTAAACCAAAAAAGTTTTAACCTGCGTGTTTACATTTACAGAGTTTTGTGATATAATAATATAGTATTGGCAGGGGCCAGAGGTATACTAATGTATAGTCTCCTTTGGAACAGTATCCATTCCTGCTAAGTATTCTTCTTCTATTATTTCTCTCTCCCTCTCCACTATATCTTGTACTGCTTCCTTCATGGACTGAAGTTTATATTCAGGTCTTTTAGTATTCAGAACAAAATTAATGTAGGATTCATGTAAATATTCTTCCACTGGTACATGATGTACAATACGATTTTTATATAATTTAAAAACTCTTTGATTGGAAAGTGGAAACCAATGCTGAAATTGCATATTTCCAAATAGGTTAGGTTGTAATATTACAGGTCCTTCCACCATATAATTATCATCATTCTTAACATTTAGAATAGCGATAATATCTTCACCATTAATTAGTTTAAATTGTCTTATATTTAGTTTATCCATATTATATATTTATATCGTATAGTTTGTATTTAAATTTTTCTTTGGAATATATTTTAATTCTTTCTGCAGCGTGTTGTAGTGTATAATTCTTCTTAGCTTTCCAATGTAAATCATCAGCGATATCATATAATTTAGTTTCGCGTCCGTCGTCACTTTTCCTTAATCCTCTTCCGATGCTCTGAAGGACTCTAATTTGACTTTTACTTGGAGAAGCAAAGATAATGTTATGTAAATTCCTAATGTTAATCCCAGTGCTAAAAGTTCCAATGGAAGCAACAATGATGGCGTTCTTTTCTTTTTCAGTAATCTCACGGATTGATTCTCTTGTGTCGACATCTGTTTCTCCTGATACATAAAAAAGTTTTCTATCCTTATCCAACTTTTTCTCTAATAATCTGTGTAATGGTTTCCCATGTTTCTCTACATAATTAAAAAGTACTAGTGTATTACCCTTTTGGTCTCTTGCCAAATTAGATATGAATTGATTCCTTGGGTCATATCCTACTATAAAATCAAGCTCTTGTTGATAACTATTTTTAATCATAGCCTTACATATATCATTATGGTATTTTAAAATTAAAACCGATATATCCAATTGTGCTAAATCATTTCTATCTATTAATTCTTTTGTTGTTGTAACTTTATAAACTGGACCAAATAAACCTTCCAATACTAATTGATGTGTTTGTGTTCCATCAAGTGTTCCAGTTGTACCCATACGAAGCTCTGCATTAACACATTTTTCTAATATTGATGTTAATGATTTAGCTTTAAATTGGTGGGCCTCGTCACCAACAACCATGCCATAATCTGCAAACCAATCTAATTTTTCTTTATAAATTGATTGCCATGTTGTTATAATAACTCTTTTATTTATGTTATATTTTTCCCTACCAGAATAAATTCTGTGACATTCTTCTTCATGGTTCCATGTATCTGCTTGTGAATAATCACCAAAGTCTGCATACATTTGTTCAACCAAAGATGTTGTTGGTACTATTAATAAAACATTTGAGTCATGTGCTTCAAGGAAAGACCGAATGGCCATGTATATAACAAGTGATTTACCAGAAGCAGTTGGAGATAATAATAAACTCTTTTTATGTTCTAACGCATGTTGTAAAGCGTCTAATTGGTAATCCCTAGGAGTAATTTCTTTACCACCAGCTGTAAGTG